TGGTATGACTGCGGCGTAAGCTCCATTTGGGTCCTGACGGCGACCAAATACATTAAAATATCGTAGCCCAATACATTCCATCTCATAACATCTCGTAAATACTGCGCCGTATATTTCATCTATTTTTTTAGTGGCTGCGTAAGGAGATAATAGATTACCAGTGTTTTCTTCGACTTTTGGTAAAACCGGATGGTCCCCATAAACGGATGATGATGACGCATATACAACCCTTTTTATTCCAGCCTCTTTTGCTGAAATTAATATATTTAAAAATCCATTTACGTTTGATAAATGAGATGATAGTGGGTCGATGATTGACCTTGGAACAGAACCAAGGGCGGCCTGATGACATATTATATCAATACCTGATACTGCTTTTCTACATACATCAATGTTTGTAATATCTCCATACATAAATTCGATATTCGCATATTTATCTAATAAATGTTCTATATTTCTTTTATTACCTGTTGATAAATTATCAATTACTCGAACAAAAGAAGATTTGTTTTCTAAAAGATATTCTACAATATTTGAACCAATAAACCCACAACCACCGGTTATTAAAAAACGTTTATTTTCCATATATATAAAAAGATTTTATTTTTATATATCATGTCGAACGCTTCTATATTACCTCCATATCCCACTTGTGAAACAATTCCGGAACTATGTGTATGTAATCAATATCCCGTCCGAAAACTTATCGTCGTAAATGGTAGAGTAGAAGTCCTATTTTTATATAAAGGTGTTTCTAAGCAAATAATACCGAAAATATAATTGAAATAAAGAACAGTATCCACGATGTAATTTTCATCTCTTTTGGAAAAGAGGTCCCATTATTTGTAGCATATTGATTAGTCGCCCCCATATTTGATAAATTTATATTCGGGGTTGAATTTGATTGTGATTCATTCTGTTTTATTGGTTCATTAAATATATTTGACATATTACTATATCATATTTAGAAAAAATTTGTGAGTAAAAAATGGATTTTATTTATCTTTTCAATAAATAAAAATGGCCGAGGAAGAATTAAGTGCAAATGCGCTCGTTGATGCTAAAAATGAATACACTAAACTTCTAACCAGTTATCTTACCCCTTGTATTACGGAAGGCTTCATCAGCCTTTATGAAGACGCAAAAAATGAAAAGGAAGAAAAGAGGAATGATTCCCGATATGATGATTACAGCGAAATTCAAATATTCCAAGACTTTATCAAAAAGATTCCCAAGTGGAACCAAGATATTATTGATAAAGAGAGCGACCGAATTATTCAGAGGTCAAAATGCGACTGGCTCGAACGCCTACTTTACGGCGTCTTTGTAAGCAATGCGAAAGTCCTATCGATTGTCCGGATACAGCCCAAGAAGGATGACAAGATGAGACTGAAAATCCCGAAGCTCCGGAATTTCATCCATAAGTGCTACGTTGAATGTGGTCGCGAGTTATATAAAGTGGCTTATTTGTTTGACGATGAAGACATAACCAGCATCGAAAAACAAAAGAATATTAGAGATATTAACTCTATCGTTCGCGAGGGGGTTATAGAGGCTGTCCGCAAATTGCTACCCATCCAAGATATCCTTAAAGACTGTATCGGAAATATCGGGGGAGAAAACACGATGAACTCAACTCTCCAAAGCGAGACCACTGGTGGAGGGGACTCTGAGGAGTTATTTAGGAAATTTGCGAGTAGTAATAAAATGAAAAAGGGTATTGAGGAAATACACAGTGAGACGGAAGGACTTCTGGAGGAGGAAAGTCAGTCAGTTGCGAATGGACAACAAGAAGAGAGTTTTGTCTCTCAGAGGTCGACCCATTCATTAAAGAAGGAAGATAGTGTAGTTTCTCAAAGGTCCGTCCGCTCTCATTCAAAAAAGGATATGGTTTTAGAGAAAGAAAAAAAAGAAGAGAGCGTTGTCTCTCACAAATCAGACCACTCATCTTCTAAAAAGAAGTCAAAGCCAGAAAATGAAAGCAGATTTAAAGAGGAAATCGCAGTATTTCCTGAACAAAAAGAGGAGAGTTTAGTATCTCTTAAAGAGGAGAGTCAAAGTGTAGCTCATCATCAAGAAACGAGCGTTGTTTCTCATCGGTCTGAAATGAGCAATGTCTCCAAAGTGAGTGAAAGAACGAACCCAACGATTAAGAAGATAAAAACGAGCAGTATAATCCGTAATAAGGACCGACGCAAAATGATGGAGCAAGAACAAATGGAACAAATGAGAAAAAGAGAACCAACAGTAGAAAAAGTGGAGAGGACCCGCGATGAGAATGAAATAATCTCATATGACCTCCAAGATTACGTCCAAGAAGAATATATCTCTGATAATTCAGATAACTAAGCGATTTCGTTCAATTCATTATTTTTTTTACTGTGAAAAAAATAATGGGATTCAGTCATTTAATTAAAAATCCACTCGTGTTTGGAGCAATCGTTGGAGTTTTCTTGTGTATATTGCTCTTCCTTAACGATAAGTTTTTAGCCAAAAGCAAAGAAGACAAGAGCAGTTTAGGAACATACTTCAAGCTCTTTTTTGCTGGGTTCATTGTATCTGCGCCTCTCGTCTTTTTATTATATAACCGCGATTTGAGCTTCAAAGAGGTTGAGGCCGGAAGCGGGAGGTCCATTTCAGGGGGCGCCATGAGCGATGTTGAAATGACATCGTCTTCATCATCGTCGGATTCCGTTTCGGAGGTCATAGAGGAAGTCGCAAAGAAAGTTGGGGGAGGGAAACAATCTGCGGCGGCGCAAAGAGGTGGGGGTGGAAATGGGCGCCGGTTTAAGACAATGAACACTGATGTTCCTAATATGTAGCGCCGCTACTTAAAACCGTATAAAACCGTACCCGCTGGGATGAGCATAGCTCATCCCAAGGGGTAGGGAAATGCGTTATACGCATTTCCGTATAATCAGATTAAAAATTTGGATGTAGTAGATGGGTCTTGGAATCATCCTCATTCTCTCTGGATATTACGATTTTGTTTTTTTGGTCTTTAATGACGTAAGCGGATACGCCATGCCTTAATAGATTTCTCTATCAAGACACGATTTTTTATATCTAAATCATTTATGAATATCTATTTTATTTCTGTGGTACTTCAATTCCCTATTAGATTAGATATTACAGATTTAATACATAGTTATGATTTTTATTTTTGTTATTTAATGAGGATATTCTTGATTAATCATAAAACATTTCATCCTATCATATAATATTTAGTTTTCTTTAAACTGAAATAATTATAAATTTACGATTATACTTAAAAAATAGCATTATACAGTTTATATATGACATTGTCATATATAAACTCTAGAACTATAAATCACTTCGTGATTTATAGTTATACGGTTTTATACGGTTTTAATCAACTGTTAACTAACCCGCCTCATGGACGTGAAAACCGTGGAGCGAGTTCGGGCTCAATCCCACGATGTTAAGTTCAATCTTGACCTGATTATTCTCCAAGTCTTCTGCGAATTTAACAACACCATGGATGCCAGATTGGTCCGCGAAAACGGCGATTGCGTGAATAGGTCGTGTCGTATCCATAAATATAAAATGGAATTAAATCTTTGGAAAAAAGCGAATAGATGAATTCATTTTAGTATTCTATAAATTATATAAATATCTCTGATACTTATATATGTATAAAGAATTAGTCTCCGATTATCTAAATGAAAATAAAGGAATTATAACCGCATTCATCCTCATAACACTCCTTACATTCCCCATAGAAAGTATAGCAATCCCCGAGTTATACGGTCGCCTCTATAATACCGTTAGTGGCGGGAAGCGGTCCGATGAGCTCCTCCGGCGCGTCGGTAAAATTATTATGATTATTATCGGAGTATGGCTATTCATCCAAGTATTCTACTATATCAAAAACTGGCTCATCGGAAAAATCCTCCCCACATATTTAGAATTTACCCGCCGTGTCCTATTCACCAAAATTATCGAAAATTACGAAAATAACTACCAAGATATCAAAATATCCAAAAATATTAACCGACTATTCAACCTCACACGCGATATGAAAGACATATTCTTCTATGGAGCAACCTGTCTCATCCCACTCGCGCTTACAATCGGAATCGTCAATATATACCTCTATATTCTTGACTGGAAGATTGGGCTCGTCGCAACAATCGCAATCGCGATAATGGTTATTGTGTCATATTTTTTCAGTGTGAAAATAATCGAAGTATCAGCCATTCGTGAAGGGAAGTTCCTTGATATGTCCGAAAGAGTTCACGATAGCTTCGAAAATCTAATGAATATATACCTCAATAACGAAAAAAATAAAGAGCTCGAAAAAACACAAAATGTCCAAACTGAACACACCGACTACTATAATAAACAGCTCGATTTGATTAATAACATGCAGATATCAACTTGCGTCATGTCCGTCATCGCATTCGCCATAATCATCGGAATCGCCTATTACAACTTTTCGAAGGGAATATTCACGCCCCAGCGATTCATTACGGTCAGTCTCATCATCATCTACTTCCTCGGATTCCTCATTAATATAAACAGCTGGACCCCCGAACAACTAATGAATTTAGGTATTGTCAAAAACTCCGAAGGATTCTTACGGGATATACTCAAAGAGAAAAAGAATAAATACGTTAAAAATCCGAAACTGAATGGTGATATCGTCGTTGATAATATAACATACGGCTACGGAGATAATGACCCAATATTTTCTGGATTTTCTTTGAGGATTAAAAAAAATGAAAGAGTCGCAATTTTAGGACAAAGCGGTTCCGGAAAATCGACCCTTATGAAGCTACTCCTTGGACTTCTTCCACTTAAAGGAGGAAATATTTTTGTGAATGATATCCCCATACAAAATATAGAACCAGACGTATTACGAAGCCACATTAACTATATTAACCAGCGGACCCAATTACTAAACGGAACTGTTCTTGATAATATGAAATACGGAAATAAAATTGATGACAAAAAACTGGTTGCGCTTGTCAAAAAATACGGGCTCGACACCAATTTCCAGAGCCTTGAACAAGGGCTTCGGTCGGACGTCGGAAATCAAGGGAAATCTATGAGTGGAGGTATGCAAAAAATAATAATGAATGTAAGAGGTATCCTCAAAAAGGGGAACGTAGTCGTATTTGATGAACCTCTGGCCGGTCTTGATGCCATAACGCGCGTGAAAATGATTAAGATGATTGATGATATGACCAAAAATAAAACGCTCGTTGTAATAACGCACGACAAAGAAATTTTAGGGATAATGAATAAAACAATTAACCTTCACGACATGAAGAAGAAACCTGCTATGGTTTCTGTTCCGGCTCCTTCGCTAATAGAGGAGTTTTTTTAGTTTTTGAAATGACGATCCTCTTATAACCGAACATCTTGAAATCCCACTTATACATATGATATACCATATCAGCCAACTCCTGCGTATAATAAGAAATAAGCGTTTTATTACGTTTCCGGCTATTAATATGTGGGAGCGTCATTGTTTGGGGTAAATCATACTTTTTTTTGAAATTATCGAACTCCGTCGATAAATTCTCGAACCTGAGAACCTCATCCATCCCATTCGCGCCATTCTCATTAATAACGAACTCCCACTGCGGTAATATAACAACAAATGGGTCTACCTTGTGGCGATAATAATTATCCAATTCCGAATGGACCCAATATATAAATTGTGTAAATGTCAATTTATTCCCCAAAAAATGATAGGCGCTTATCATACGGTCATACGGGTTCCGGACAATACAAAACTTCACAAAATCTGCGAGGGTTTTCTTTTTCTTCAAATAGGTCTTTGGTTTGTGATATATGTCCAAATAAGTCAAATGATGTAAAACCTTCTGACCCCTTATCCCCCACAAATTTTTGATATCGGCCATAAATATACTTGTGAGGCCAAATACGAAACGGCGCCAATCTCGGTTCCTCATCGACCCAACCATCCACCGCGAAAATTTGGTATCTGCGAATATAGTATGTATGACGAAATCGAGGGAGCGATGTCGTCCGAGCAACATCTTCTCTATTGAGGACCCCCCCGCCTTCGGTATATGAAAGAAAAGGAAATTTTTGTAAATCATTTTCTGGTATGGGTATTTATTTTATATTAGATTTGATTTTTTATGTTCGGATTTGATAAAAATTGATTAAAATTGCGATGAAGAAATATTATCATTATTTATTGAAAAGATGGAAAATACAACTAAAACAATTATTCAACAAATTTTCATAAATAATCTGATTTCAGACTTTATTCGCGAGATAATACGTTTTATAATGTATATCGCCTACTACAAGTTTTTATGCTGGATTTGGAAAAATTGATTAAAATTGCGATGAATTTATTTGGTATTCAACAAAATGGAACACGAAACTACTCAACAAATGATTACTACATCTAGGGAATGTATTCAAGATGAAGGTGGAAAAGTTCTTGAAGGTATACATTT